ATGCGCTCGACTTCGACGCGGCACGCGTTGAAATCGGGTGCCGTCTGGATCGCCTCCGCGCCTGCGGAGGTACGGGCGACCTTCCTTAGCGAGTTGGGGACGGGGGAGCTTCTGGCTTTGCCGTTCCTGTTCGACTTCTGGGCCCATGACCACCAGATCGCGCCAGAGGGACAATGGCGCAGCTGGGTGTGTCTGGGCGGCCGGGGCGCGGGCAAGACGCGCGCCGGGGCGGAATGGGTGCGGTCGATGGTCGAGGGGTCAAGGCCCCTCGATCCCGGCCGGGCGCGCAGCGTGGCACTGGTGGCGGAGACGCTGGAGCAGGCGCGCGAGGTCATGGTGTTCGGCGAAAGCGGCATCCTTGCCGTGTCACCTCCTGACCGGAGGCCGGACTGGGTGGCCTCGCGCCGTCTGCTGGTCTGGCCGAACGGGGCGGTGGCGCGGATCTTTTCCGCGCATGATCCCGAACGACTGCGCGGGCCGCAATTCGACGCGGCGTGGTGCGATGAATACGCCAAGTGGCCCGATGGGGGCCGGGCGATGGACAATCTGCAATTCGCGCTGCGGCTGGGCGACGACCCGCGGCAATGCGTGACCACGACACCGCAGAACGTGCCGCATCTGCGTGAGCTTCTGGCGGAGAAGACGACGGTCACGACCCATGCGCCGACCGAGGCGAACGCGGCCTACCTGGCCTCGCCCTTCCTTGACGAAGTGCGGCGCAAGTATGCGGGGACGCGGATCGGGCGGCAGGAGCTGGACGGCGAATTGCTGACCGAGATCGAGGGCGCGCTTTGGACGAGCGACATGCTGGACGCGGCGCGGGTGGACAAGACGCCGGATTTCGACCGCGTGATCGTGGCGGTTGATCCGCCGGTCAGCGAAGGATCGGCGGCGGATGCCTGCGGGATCGTGGTTGCGGGTGCGGTCACGCAAGGCCCGCCGCAGGACTGGCGGGCCTATGTGCTGGCCGACGAGACGGTCGAGGGCGCGTCCCCCACGGAATGGGCGCGCGCGGCGCTGGCGGCCTACCAGCGGTTCGGTGCGGACCGGCTGGTGGCCGAGGTCAACCAGGGCGGCGCGCTGGTCGAGACGCTGATGCGGCAGCTTGATCCGGGCGTGCCGTACAAGGCGGTGCGCGCCTCGCGCGGGAAGGTGGCGCGGGCCGAGCCGGTTGCCGCCTTGTACGAGCAGGCACGGGTCAGGCACGTGGCGGGGCTCGAGGCGCTGGAAGACCAGATGGCGCAGATGACGCGTGCGGGATTTGACGGGCGCGGTTCGCCCGACCGGGTGGATGCGCTTGTCTGGGCGCTGACCGACCTGATGATCGAGCCGATGGCCGAGTGGAGCCAGCCGCGGATGCGGGTGATCTGACGCGCGGAGACGCCGCCAAGGCGCGATATCCGAACTTGAGGAGCAAGGCATGGTTTTTGATTTCCTGAAACGCGGCGGGCTCGCCGTGCCCGAGGAGAAGGCGAGCGCGACGGGGCCGGTGGTGGCCTATGCCTCGTCCGGTCGGGTGGCGTGGAGCCCGCGTGACGCGGTGTCGCTGGCGCGCACGGGCTATGCCGGGAACCCGGTGGGGTTTCGCTGCGTGAAGATGATCGCCGAGGCGGCGGCGGCGTTGCCGATGATCTGCCAGGACGGCGAGCGGCGGTACGAGGCGCACCCGGTGCTGGATCTGGTCGCGCGGCCCAACCCGGCGCAGGGGCGGGCGGAGCTGTTCGAGGCGCTGTATGGCCAGCTGCTGCTGAGCGGCAATGCCTATGTCGAGGGCGTGGCCTCCGAAGCGGGTCTTCCGGTGGAGTTGCATGTGCTGCGGTCGGACCGGATGTCGGTGGTTCCCGGTGCGGATGGCTGGCCCGTCGCCTATGAATACGCGGTGGGCGGGCGCAAGCATCGGTTCACGCTGGGCGAGGTGCCGCAGGTCACGCATCTGAAGGCATTCCACCCTCAGGACGACCATTACGGGCTGTCGCCGCTGCAATCGGCGGCGATGGCCATCGACGTGCACAACAGCGCCTCGCGCTGGTCGAAGGCTTTGCTGGACAACGCGGCGCGGCCGTCGGGCGCGATCGTCTATCGCGGCGAGGCGGGTGGCGGCACCATGTCGAACGACCAGTATGACCGGCTGGTGTCTGAGATGGAGGCGCATCACCAGGGTGCGCGCAATGCGGGGCGTCCGATGCTGCTGGAAGGCGGTCTTGACTGGAAGCCGATGGGCTTTTCGCCTTCGGACATGGAATTCCAGAAGACCAAGGAGGCGGCGGCGCGGGAGATCGCGCTGGCCTTTGGCGTGCCGCCGATGCTGCTGGGGATTCCCGGTGACGCGGCCTATGCCAATTACCAGGAGGCGAACCGCGCCTTTTACCGGCTGACGGTGCTGCCCTTGGCCGCGAAGGTGCTGGCGCACCTCGCGGACTGGCTGTCGGCGCATCAGGGCGAGGCCATCGTGCTGAAACCCGATCTGGACCAGGTCCCGGCGCTGGCCAACGAGCGCGAGGCGCAGTGGCGATCCATCGGGGGGGCGAGCTTCCTGAGCGATGCCGAGAAGCGCGCGCTGCTGGGTCTGCCGCCGCTGGAGGTCGCGGATGGCTGAACGGCGGGACAGTTCGACCATCGGCTTCGCGCCGTTCGACTGCGCGCCGGCGATGCGCCTTGCGGCGCACGAGCAGGTATCGAAGCTGCAGTTCGAGGGCGTGAGCGCGCGCCTGGACCGGATCGAGGCGGCGATGGAGCGGCTGGAGCGGCGGTTGTGGCTGACCGTCTACGGCGTGGTGGCGGTGGTGCTGGCGACGGCGCTGGAGTCGATTTTGAATATCGTGCCGTAACTCATTCAAAACAGGCAAGGAAACGTGATGGAGCTGGAACGCAAGTTCGCCCGGCTGGGTGAAGACGTGCGCGTGATCGATGGCACCGGGATCGAGGGGTATGCCTCGCTTTTCGGTCAGGTCGATCAGGGCGGCGACGTGGTGACGCCGGGGGCCTACAAGGCCTCGCTGGGCGCGAAACGCAAGGTGAAGATGCTGTGGCAGCATGACCCGGCCCAGCCGATCGGCGTGTGGGACGAGGTGCGCGAGGACGCGCGCGGTCTTTACGTCAAGGGGCGTCTTCTGGACAGCGTGGCCAAGGGCCGCGAGGCGGCGGCGCTGCTGGACGCGGGAGCCATCGAGGGGCTGTCCATCGGATATCGCACCGTGAAAGCGGCGCGCGACGAGGCCGGACGGCGGCTTCTGACCGAGGTGGAGCTTTGGGAAGTGTCGCTGGTGACTTTCCCGATGCAACGCGAGGCACGGGTGGCGGGCAAGGGCGAGACCCTGACCGACGCGGTGCTGACTGAATTGGCGGTAGCGTTTGACACGGCCCGCCAGGACCTGGGCCGCGCGCGTCGCGCCCCCAACTCGAAAGCCGAAGGATCAGGCACATGACGACCGAGGCTGAGACCGGGCAGGGCCCGGTACAGGACGTGAAGCGCGCAGTTGCTGGCTTCATGAACGACATCAAGGACTTCCAGTCCGATATTCAGGCAAAACTTCAAGAGCAGGATACTCGCATGACCCAAATGGACCGCAAGATGATGGCAGCTCGCCGCCCGGCGCTGGCCACCGCCAACGATTTCGAAGCCCCCCACAAGAAGGCCTTCAACGCATACCTGCGTTCGGGCGAGGATGACGGGCTGCGCGGGATCGAGATGGAGACCAAGGCGCTGTCGACCGCGATCAATTCGGATGGCGGCTACCTTGTCGATCCCATGACGTCGGAAGCGATCAAGGCGGCGCTGATCTCGACCGCTTCGATCCGGTCCGTCGCGACGGTCGTGAATGTCGAGGCGACGACGTATGACGTGCTGGTGGACCAGAACGACATCGGCGCGGGCTGGGCGGATGAAACCGCCGCCGCGACCGAGACGGGCACGCCGACGATCGACCGCATTTCGATCCCGCTGCACGAGCTGTCGGCCCTGCCGAAAGCCTCGCAACGCCTGCTGGACGACGCGGCGTTCGACATCGAGGGCTGGCTGGCCGCGCGCATCGCCGACAAGTTCGCCCGGACCGAGGCCGCGGCCTTTGTCACCGGCGACGGGGTGGGCAAGCCCAAGGGGTTCCTCGATCACACGGCGGTCGACAATGCCGCGTGGGCCTGGAACAGCCTTGGCTACGTCGCGACCGGCGCGGATGCGGCGTTCAACGGGGCCGACGCGATCGTCGACCTCGTCTATGCGCTGGGCGCGGCCTATCGCGCGAACGGCACCTTCGTGATGAACTCGAAGACCGCCGGTACGGTGCGCAAGCTGAAGGACGCCGATGGCCGCTTCCTGTGGTCGGACGGACTGGCCGCAGGTGAACCGGCGCGCCTTCTGGGCTACCCGGTCGTCATCGCCGAGGACATGCCCGACATCGCGACCGACGCCTATGCCATCGCCTTCGGCGATTTCGCAGCCGGCTATACCATCGCGGAACGCCCGGACCTTCGCGTGCTGCGCGATCCGTTCTCGGCCAAGCCGAACGTGCTGTTCTACGCGACCAAGCGGGTGGGTGGCGACGTGAGCGATTTCGCCGCGATCAAGCTGCTGAAATTCGGCCTGTCGTAAGGCGGGACCGGATGCGGGGGGCGTCCTTCGGGGCGCCTCTCGTGGGCGCGTTTGGGTATTCCAAACCTGTGCTGTCTAGCTGCTCCCCTCCGTCCGAGCGGTGCAGGGCCCGGCGCGTCCGATCTGACCGAGGGAGCGGCGATATCCAGTGGAGACGTGGCGGATGATGTTGGTGGAAGAAACGCAGGTCGCGGACGCGGCCCTGCCGGTGGCGGAGCTGAAGGCGCATCTGCGGATGGGCACCGGGTTCGCCGAGGATACCGTTCAGGATGGCGTTCTGGTCGGTTTCCTGCGCGCGGCCCTTGCCGCGATCGAGGCGCGGACGGGCAAGGCCCTGTTCGTGCGGGAGTTTTCGTGGAGCCTGTCCGCGTGGCGCGATCCCGAGGGGCAGGTCTTGCCGGTGGCGCCGGTGAACCTGGTGACGGCGGTCACGTTGATCGATGCCGGCGGCGATCCCACGGTTGTCGGGCTGGAGACGGTGCGGCTGGAGGCGGACACGCACCGTCCGCGCCTGCGCCCGCGCGGCGCCTGCCTGCCGACGATCCCGACCGGAGGATCGGCGCAGGTCGTGTTCACCGCCGGGTATGGTGCGGTCTGGTCGGACATCCCGCCGGATCTGCAGCAGGCGGTGCTGATGCTGGCGGCGCATTACTATGAATACCGTCACGACGTGGCGCTGGGGCAGGGATGCATGCCGTTCGGTGTGACCGCCCTGATCGAGCGGTTCCGGGTGATGCGCGTCTTCGGCGGTGTGCCGTCATGACCGTGCAGCTGAACCGGCAGCTGGTACTGGAAACACTGGACCGCGTGCCGGACGGCGCGGGCGGGTTCGCCGAGATCTGGATGCCGCTGGGCACGATCTGGGCGGACATCCGTGCACGGTCGGGCCGGGAAAGCGCGGGCGAGGCGTCGGCGCTGTCGGTCGTGACGTTCCGGATCATCGTGCGCGGTGCGCCGCAGGGGTCGTCGATGCGGCCCGTCGCCGGGCAGCGGTTCCGCGACGGCGGCCGGGTCTTCTTGATCGAGGCGGTCGCCGAAAACGACGCGGCGGGCCGGTACCTTGTCTGCTTTGCCAAGGAGGAGCGGGTCACATGAGTTACGGCGTTGCAGAGGCCTTGCAGGCCGCGGTCTATGCCCGGCTGGCGGGCGATGCGGGCGTGATGGCCGAGGTGGGTTCGTCGGTCTATGACGCGCTGCCGTCGGGCACGGCCCCGTCGCTTTACGTGGCGCTGGGGCCTGAACGCGTCACCGACCGGTCGGACAAGACCGGGCGCGGGGCGCGGCACGATTTCGTGGTGTCGGTCGTGACGTCGTCGGCGGGCTTCCAGAGTGCGAAGGCGGCGGCGGCGGCGGTGGGCGACGCGTTGATCGACGCGGACCTTGTTCTGTCGCGGGGGCGGCTTGTGTCGCTCAACTTCGTGAAGGCCGCGGCCCGGCGCGAGGACGGCAACGCGCTGCGGCGGATCGATCTGACGTTTCGGGCGCGGGTCGAGGATACCTAATCTTCAGGTGTCGCATGAGATATGCGGCACAACACACTCACATCATTGAGGAGTTTGGGCAATGGCGGCTCAGAATGGCAAGGACCTTCTGGTGAAGGTCGACCTGACCGGCGACGGTCTGTTCGAGACGATGGCAGGTCTGCGCGCGACGCGGGTGAGCTTTAACGCGGAGGCGGTCGACGTGACCTCTCTGGAAAGTCAGGGCGGCTGGCGCGAGTTGCTGGCGGGCGCGGGCGTCAAGAGCGCGGCGATCAGCGGGTCGGGCGTGTTCAAGGATGCGGGTACGGATGAACGCGCGCGGCAGATCTTTTTTGACGGGGAGACGCCGGATTTCCAGGTGATCGTGCCCGATTTCGGCACGATCGAGGGCGCGTTCCAGGTGTCGTCGATCGAGTATGCGGGATCGCATAACGGCGAGGCGACCTACGAGATGTCGCTGGCCTCGGCCGGGGTGCTGACCTTCACTCCCGAGCCGGTCGCCTGATCCATGGTCAATCGCTGGAGGGGAGACGTGGCGCTGGAGATCGACGGCCAGCGCCACGTGATGCGGTTGACGCTGGGGGCGCTGGCGGAACTGGAAGACGCGCTGGAGGCCGACAGCCTTGTGGCGCTGATCGAGCGGTTCGAAACCGGCGCTTTCCGCGCCCGCGACGTGCTGGCCTTGTTGCTGGCGGGATTGCGGGGTGGCGGCTGGACCGGGTCCGCCGCCGACCTGGCGCAGGCCGAGATCGCGGGCGGGCCGGTGGCGGCGAGCCGCGCGGCAGCGGAACTGATCACCCGCGCCTTTGCCGGGGCCGACGATGGCGCGGTTTGACTGGCCGGCGCTGATGCGCGCGGGTCTTGGCGGGTTGCGGCTTGATCCCGTGACGTTCTGGGCGCTGACGCCGGCGGAATTGCAGCTGTTGCTGGGGGGCGGTCACGCCGCGCCTTTGGGGCGCAAGGGGCTGGATGCCCTGATGGCCGCCTATCCCGATCAAGGAGACGAGGATGACCGAGCAGGAAACACTGGAAGAGCAGATTGACCAGCTGGAAGGCTCTTTGGGGCAGGCGGCGACCATGGCGGCGGGGTTCGATGCGGAGCTGAAACGCATCCACCAGACCTTCAGCGCCACCGGCCAGCAGGCGGCGGCGATGGAGCGGACGTTCAGCCGCGGTCTGCGCCGCGCCATCGACGGTGTCGTGTTCGACGGGTTCAAGCTGACCGACGCGCTGGAAGCGGTGAGCCGGTCGCTGATCAACGCGGCCTACAATGCCGCCGTGAAGCCGGTGACGGACCATTTCGGCGGCCTTCTGGCGCAGGGCGCGCAGGCGCTGTTCGGTCAGTGGTCGCCGTTCGAGAAGGGCGCGCCGTTCACGCAAGGTCGCGTCACGCCGTTCGCAACGGGTGGCGTGGTCACGGGGCCTGTGAGCTTTCCCATGCGGGGCGGCACCGGCCTGATGGGCGAAGCGGGGCCGGAGGCAATCATGCCGCTGGCACGCGGTGCCGATGGCAAGCTGGGCGTGCGCGCGGCGGGCGGAGGCGGTTCGGTGACGGTGGTCATGAACATCTCGACCCCGGACGTGGCGGGGTTCCAGCGGTCCGAGAGCCAGATCGCGGCACAGGCCGCGCGCGCGCTGAGCCGCGCCCAACGCAATTCCTGAGGGGGCCTGACAGATGAGTTTTCACGAGGTGCGGTTTCCCGCAGGGCTGAGCTTTGGCTCGGTCGGCGGGCCCGAGCGGCGGACGGATATCGTGGCGCTGGCCAACGGGTACGAGGAGCGCAACACGCCGTGGTCGCAGGCGCGGCGGCGGTACGACGCGGGCGTCGGGTTGCGGTCGCTTGACGACGTGGCGGCGCTGATCGCGTTCTTCGAGGCGCGCGAGGGGCAGTTGCACGGGTTCCGGTGGAAGGATTGGGCGGATTTCAAATCCTGCCTGCCCACGGACGAGCCTGCCTACGAGGACCAGGTGATCGGACGCGGTGACGGGCACCGGACGGCGTTTCAGCTGGTGAAGACCTATCGGTCGGGCGCGCAGGCGCAGGTGCGGCCGATCCTGAAGCCGGTCGAGGGCACGGTGCGCGCCGGCATCCAGGGGACCGAGCAGCAGGACGGGCTGGAATACTCGGTCGATACCGAGACCGGCATCGTGACCTTCACGCAGGCTCCGGCAGAGGACCTTGCCGTCACGGCGGGGTTCGAGTTCGACGTGCCGGTGCGGTTCGACACCGACCGCATCCAGACGAGCGTGGCGAGTTTCCGGGCCGGTGACGTGCCGAATGTCCCGGTGGTGGAGGTGCGGCTGTGAACGCGCTGATCGAACATCTGAAAACCGGTGCCACGCATGTCTGCCACGCCTGGGCGCTGACGCGGGCGGATGGCAAGGTCATGGGCTTCACCGATCACGACCGCGACCTTGCCTTTGACGGGATCACCTTCCGCGCCGACAGCGGGTTGTCGGCCATGGCGCTCCAGCAATCCACCGGCCTGTCGGTGGACAATACCGAGGCGGTGGGCGCGCTGAGCCATGACGCGATTGCCGAGGACGAGATCGACGCGGGCCGGTTCGACCGGGCCGAGATCCGCGCCTGGCTGGTCAGGTGGGACGACGTGGCGGTGCGCAAGCTGCTGTTCCGGGGCGCGATTGGCGAGATCGTGCGAGGTGATGGTGCGTTCCGGGCCGAGATACGGGGCCTGACCGATGTGCTGAACCAGCCGGTGGGGCGGGTGTACCAGAAGCCCTGTTCGGCGGTGCTGGGGGATGCGTCGTGCCGGGTTGACCTGAGCACGCCGGGCTATCGCCACGAGGGGCCGGTGGAGGCCGTCGAGGAGAACCGCGTCTTGCGCTTTCCCGAGCTGGCCGCCTTCGAGCCCGAATGGTTCCAGCGCGGCGTCGTGCGGATCGTGAGCGGAGAGGCCGAGGGCCTGACCGGCATGATCAAGGATGACCGGATCGAGGGCGAAGCGCGCGTGATCGAGCTGTGGGACAGCCTGCGCGCGCCGCTGGCTCCCGGTGATGTTGTCCAGGTGACGGTCGGTTGCGACCGGCGGTTCCAGACCTGCCGGTTCAAGTTCGACAACGTGCTGAACTTCCAGGGTTTCCCGGACATACCCGAAGACGATTGGGTGATGGTCCAACCGGCCCGAGCCAGGGTCAATTCCGGCGGGAGCCGGAGATGAGCCGCCCGGACGTGGTGGCCGAGGCGCGGGGCTGGCTGGGTACGCCCTACCTGCATCAGGGCAGCGAGAGGCAGGTTGGCACCGATTGCCTTGGTCTCTTGCGTGGCGTGTGGCGCGCGGTGGTGGGCCCCGAGCCCGTGGCCGTGCCCGCCTATACGCGCGACTGGTCGGAGCCGCAGGGCGACGAGGCGTTGTGGCGCGCCGCGCTTGAGCACCTCGTCTCCAAACCGCGCGAGGCGGCGGCGCTTGGCGACATCCTGCTTTTTCGCATGCGCCATGGCGCGGTCGCCAAGCATGTGGGCGTCCAGTCCGCGACGGGCGAGGCCCCGCGTTTCATCCATGCCTTTACCGGCCACGGGGTTGTCGAGAACAGCCTGAGCGGCCCCTGGGCGCGCCGCATCGTGGCGCGGTTCGAATTTCCGCGGGGAGAGTGATCCATGGCGACCATCTTGTTATCTGTCGCGGGCGCGGCGATCGGCGGCTCGATCGGCGGCACGTTCCTTGGCCTGTCGGCGGTGGCCGCGGGCCGGTTCGTGGGTGCCACGCTGGGCCGGGCCATCGATGCGCGGCTGATGGGGCAGGGATCGGCGACGGTCAAGCGCGGGCAGGTGGACCGGTTCCGCCTGACGGGCGCGGGCGAGGGCGCGGCGATCGCGCATGCCTATGGCCGCTTGCGGGTGCCGGGCCACGTGATCTGGGCGACCGAGTTCACCGAGAAGGTCAAGACCTCGGGCGGGGGCGGCAAGGGCGCGGCCCCGGCGGAACCGGAGGTGAAGACCTATTCCTACTCGGTGAGCCTTGCCATCGCGTTGGGCGAGGGCGAGATCACGGGCGTGCATCGCGTCTGGGCGGACGGTGCCGAAGTGAGCCCCGACGATCTGAACATGCGCGTCTATCACGGCACCGACGACCAGTTGCCCGATCCAAAGATCGAGGCTGTCGAGGGTGCGGGCACGGTGCCGGCCTATCGCGGCACGGCTTATGTCGTCATGGAGGATCTCTCGCTCACGCAGTTCGGCAACCGCATCCCCCAGTTCAATTTCGAGATCACGCGCCCCGTGGCCGAAGATGCCGAAAGCGCTGACGGGTCGATGGCGCGCGGCATCCGCGCGGTGGCGATGATGCCGGGATCGGGCGAATACGCGCTGGCGACCGAGCAGGTGCATATCAAGTACGGCAAGGGATCGTCCGCCTCGGCCAACGTGAACACGCCCTCGGGGCTGACGGATTTCGAGACCTCGTTGCAGCAGCTGGACCAGGAGGTGCCGAATTGCGAGGCGGCCTCGCTTATCGTGAGCTGGTTCGGGTCCGACCTGCGCTGCGGGTCCTGCGAGATCAAACCAAAGGTCGAGCAGGCGCAGTTCGACGGCAAGAAGATGCCGTGGCGCGTGGCGGGGCTGACGCGGACGACGGCGGAGGTGGTGCCGGAACTTGACGGGCGCCCGGTCTATGGTGGCACCCCGACCGATCAATCGGTCGTGCAGGCGATCCGAGCGCTGGGCGAGGCGGGCAAGGCGGTGACCTATTACCCGTTCATCCTGATGGACCAGATGGCGGGCAACACGCTTCCCGATCCCTATTCGGGTGAAGACGGCCAGCCTGCGCTGCCGTGGCGGGGGCGGATCACGACCTCGCTTGCGCCGGGTGTCGACGGGTCGGTCGATGGCTCTGCCGCGGCGGCGGCCGAGGTGGATGCGTTTTTCGGCACGGCCTCGGCCACGGATTTCGCGGTGGCGGGTGACGCGGTGGTCTATTCCGGTCCTGTCGAATGGGGCTTTAGGCGGTACATCCTGCACCAGGCGGCGTTGTGTGCGGCGGCGGGTGGAGTCGATGCCTTCTGCATCGGGTCCGAGATGCGCGGGCTGACGCAGATCCGGGGGGCGGGGAACACCTTCCCGGCGGTCGCGGCCCTGCGGGCGCTGGCGGCGGAGTGCCGGGCGCTCTTGGGTCCGGGTGTGAAGATCGGGTACGCGGCGGATTGGTCGGAATATTTCGGCTATCACCCGCAGGACGGATCGGGCGACGTGTTGTTCCATCTCGATCCGCTTTGGGCGGACGAGGAGATCGATTTCATCGGGATCGACAATTACATGCCGCTGTCGGACTGGCGGGACGGTCCCGATCACCTTGATGTCGCATGGGGAGACGTGTCGAACGTCGATTACCTGCGCGCCAATATCGAGGGCGGCGAGGGCTATGACTGGTACTATGCCGGGCCGCAGGCGCGGGACGTGCAGGACCGGACGCCGATCACCGACGGCGCCCATGACGAGCCGTGGGTCTACCGCTACAAGGACGTGCGGAACTGGTGGCTGAACCCGCATCACAACCGCATCGGCGGCGTGCGCGAAGCGGTGCCCACCGACTGGCAACCGCAATCCAAGCCCGTCTGGTTCACCGAGTATGGCTGCGCGGCCGTCGACAAGGGCACCAACCAGCCCAACAAGTTCCTTGATCCCAAATCCTCGGAATCGAGCCTGCCGCATTACTCGACCGGCGCACGGGACGATTACATCCAGGCGCAGTACCTGCGCGCGGTGATGACCTATTGGGGCGATCCCGAGCGAAACCCGGTATCCGAGGTCTACGGAGCGGAGATGCTGGACATGTCGCGCGCCTTTGTCTGGGCGTGGGATGCGCGGCCCTTCCCGTGGTTCCCGAGCCTGTCTGAGGAGTGGAGCGATGGCGAGAATTACCATCGCGGTCACTGGATCACCGGGCGGGTGTCGTTCCGGACGCTGGCCGATGTCGTGCGGGAGATCTGCGCGCGGGCGGGTTTGGTCGAGATCGACGTGAGCGATCTGCGCGGCATCGTGCGCGGATACACCATTGACGACGTGTCGGATGCGCGCGCCGCCCTGCAGCCCCTGATGCTGCGCTATGGCTTTGACGCGATCGAGCGGGACGGGCTGCTGGTGTTCCAGATGCGCGACGGCCGTCCCGCGGTGCAGGTACCGGCTGATGATCTGGCCGAGCCCGAGGGCGACGGCGCCACGATTGAGGCCGCGCGGGGCTCTGACATCGAGTTGATGGGCCGGGTGCGGGTGAAGTTCTTCGAGGCCGAGGGCGATTACGCCGTGATCTCGGAAGAGGCGGTGCTGGCCGAGGACCGGACGCATAACGTGTCCGAAAGCGAGTTCCCCCTAGTCCTGACCCGCGCTGAAGGGCGGCAGGTGGCCGAGCGCTGGCTGACCGAGGCGCGCGTGGCGCGTGACACCCTGCGCTTCCGGTTGCCCCCGTCGCGGATGGACGTGGCGGCGGGCGATGTCGTGGAAGTGGCCGGTGCGCCCGAGGCGGCGCGGTACCGGGTGGACCGGGTCGAGGTGGGCGCGGGTCAGGCGCTGGAAGCGGTGCGGATCGAGCCAACGGTCTACACGCCGTCCGACATCGACGGCGCCGATCCGGTCCTTGCGGCCTTCGTGCCCGCGATCCCCGTTCTGCCGGTGTTCATGGACCTGCCGCTGATCAGCGGGGACGAGGTGCCGCACGCGCCGCATCTTGCCGTGACCTCGCTGCCGTGGCCGGGAACGGTGGCCGTCTACCGGTCATCGACCGGGGCGGATTACGCGCTGGACGAGATCGTGGCAGCACCTTCGGCGATCGGAGAGACGGAAACGCCGATGTTCTCGGCCCGGTCGGGGGTCATCGACCGGGGTGCGCCGCTGCGCGTGTCGCTGACGCAGGGCGAGGTTCAGGGGATCACCGATGCGGCCTTGCTGGCAGGGGGCAACCTTGCCGCCATCGGGGATGGCAGTACGGGAAACTGGGAGCTGTTCCAGTTCCGCGACGTGCTGCCGCTGGGCGACGGGCGGTTCGAGTTGACCCACCGGTTGCGGGGGCAGGCGGGAAGCGACGGGATCATGCCACCGGTCTGGCCCGCTGGGTCGCAGATCGTGCTTCTGGACGGCACGCCGCAGCAGATCGGGTTGAGCCTGAACCAGCGGCGGATCGCGCAGCATTTCCGGATCGGCCCGGCCCGGCGACCCATCGACGATCCTACCTACGAAGAGGTGGTGGAGGCGTTCGATGGCAACGGGTTGCGCCCCTATTCCCCGGCGCATCTTGCCGCCGCACCGGATGGTGGCGACCTTGTGCTTTCATGGATCCGGCGGACCCGGATCGCCGGTGACGCCTGGGATGCGCCCGAAGTCCCGCTGGGCGAGGAGAGCGAGCGGTACCTCGTGCAGGTTTTCGAGGCAGGCAACCTCTTGCGTGAGGAGCAGGTGAGCGCGCCCGACTGGACCTATACCGCGGCCGCGCAGGTCGAGGATGGAGGGCCCGCGGTGTTCGAGGTTGCGGTGGCGCAGATCTCGGCCATTTACGGGGCCGGACCCGCCGCGCGGCTGGCATGGGGCGCGTGA